CAGAATCCTGGCGTAATCTCCGAGGAAGACGCCAAAACAGATTCCCGCTACGGCGCCAATCAAGATCCAACCCGGAAGCCCCAGCCTCTGTTTCTTTGCAGCCATTCCCTCCCCCCTTTGGAAGGGGCAGCTTACCATTCCCGAGTCGCCCATCATTGCGAATCCTGCCCGTCCAGAAACCCGATCCACCGAACGCGCTCACCCTGCCTCTCCCTCCCCAAAGGACTACGCTGTGAGGCGCGAGGCCCGGATGAACGCACTCACGTTTTACAGCGCTACGGAAGAGGTCACTGGCTGTAGCCACATGCTGTCCGCGAAGAACGTCTGTGCGTGGTTCGGGTCGGCATGTGACTGACTATTCTGCCTAAAGGGCCTGCAGGCAAGTAGTTTTGGGGGCTATACGTTATAAGGAACGGTCCCCACCCTTAATCTGATAGTAATAACCGCCTTTTTCTCCTCTAAAAGCAATTATAGGCCCATTTCAGAGGCCTGTTTTGACCCTATTCAGCCCGACTTGCCGCAGCCCGACCCGGACTCTCATACATAACGGCAAGTTCACCGGGGAGCGAAGCGAATCCGGTGAGACGAAAGGTTGGGCATGAGTACTCATCTACCTATCCGGTCGTGCAGCGATCACGATCTGGTTCTCTTCATCGCGGCTTATTGGAAATCGGATGAATTCCTCGGCCGTTCGCCAGTGCCCAGTCTTATGGCTGTACGAGCTGAATATTATTCGGTGTGGTCGAAGAATAACGGGCGGCTTCTGGTGTGTCAAGGCAAATGTGGCTGTGGCGGCGCGTGATAACCGAGCCCCCAAAATCGAGATAACTCACTTCCCAAACTTATTTGATTCAGTCAAAGTCCGTTTGAATGGCTATCCATAATTCCTGATCAGGAGCTCCTGAACCCTTTTTTTCTTGTCAGCTCCTCCTGCCGTATAGGATGTCGAGACCTCCTCGATCTTGAAGTCCTTGAATAGGGTTCGGATTTCCTCCGCATCATTGATGGACATGATGAATTTCCCCTTGATATTGGCCAATAGTTCCTTCAGGACAGCGAAGTCCTCCCTATTGAAGACTCCAGACCCATAGTAGTCTTCAAAGCCGTAATATGGCGGGTCTACATAGAAAAAGGTATCCTCCTTGTCAAAACGTGGGATGATCGCTTTGTAGGGCCTATTTTCTATGTAAACCTTGGAAAGTCTAAGATATACTGCCGACAGGTCTTCCTCGATCCGCAGGAGGTTCAGGCGAGGTGGCCGGGTTGCGACAATCGCCCAGGATGGACTTTCAATTCGGGCTGCGAAGCCGGACTTCAGCAGGTAATAGAACCGCACCGCCCGCTGGATATCCGTCAAGGTTTCTGGGGGTTCAATTTTAAACCGTTCAAACTCATCCCTGGCCACCAGGATCCACTTCATGTACCGAATGAACTCCTCCAGGTGGAGTTTGACCACCCGGTAGAGGGTCACGAGGTCAGAGTTGATGTCATTGATGATCTCGACGGCCGACTCTTCCTTTCTGAAGAGAATCCAGGCGGCGCCGGCGAAAACCTCGCAGTAGCAATGATGTTTCGGGATTCGGGAGACAATCTTGCTGGCAAGCAGGGACTTGCCCCCCATATAGGCCAAAAAGCTCTTCATCAGGTCCTCCTCAGATTGAAATTGGGGAGTAACCCTGCTATAAAACCGGCCGATCGTGCGGGCGGATGGTAGCGGGTTATCCCGTCGGGCGTTGATGGCGCCTGGTCTGGGGAGGGCCAACTCCCTGGGCTGCTGTCCGCCTCTTTTTATGCTTCTGCGTCCAGCATGAGATGAACGAAGCCCGGCCTGGAGGCGCAAGGCACTCTCTCTGGAGCCCCCGAGAGGGCGGGATCACCGGATTTCCGTATAGCCCATCCTCCCGATGTGCCGCTAGGGTTCTCGGCATCGGCAAAGGATTTTACCTCTTCATCCGTCCACCCTTCGGGAACGCAGACCTGCATATCAAACACGCCTTCTTTTAATACCTCTGGATGCATTGTAACTCCTTATGTCCCTTCGGGATAATCTGGCATGGTCGGTAACTCGGTTGCCGTGGAGGTGCCGGAGATGATCGCCCGCAAGGCGGTGCGAAGTTCCTTCCAGGTGGCCGGGACGGTCACGGCATTCTCATAGCAGCGCAGAATCGTGATGTCCGTCTTTTCGATCGCAGTTTGGGCATCCCTTGCCAGGGACTCCTTTGCCATTGCCGCCTCGTACTCTGTGACCCACGTGGAGATGGTTTCCTCAGTGGGTTGATCTCCCAGGGCTGAAGGCCAATCGCGAATCGAGCCATTGACTACTGTCACCTCAGGGTTATTATTTGTTTTCCAGTGGATTGCGTTGTGTCTGCTGCTCATTCTTCACCCTCCCTTACGGAACATATTCAATAATTACGATGCTTGACGTGTATAGACCGTCAAATAACGCGCTTCCGTCCGCGCTGTTTACGTAGCTGGTGGTCGACGTATACCCGCCACCGCGCAGCTCAAAAGCAATCTCGTTTGTTCCGCCTGCGTCGATAATCCATAGAAACGGCAGTGGCGAATAGCTGGCCGGGAGATACGCTATTGCAATGGCATCAGTTGCGCCATCTTTGAACAAGGCCAGCGCACCGTTATACTGACCACAAAAACGCACATTGATATTTCCAAGTAATATCAGCTTGTTCCCCGGCGCTTTAGGTGTGTATGCCCATTGTTTGATAGAAAATCCTTGAGCAATCTGAGGCTTCGTATTGCTGATTGAAAACGCTGCAGCGCTACTTATCGTGTCGGCGATTGGAACCGTTGCAACATTCACGATCTTATGAGGTTCACGGGAAAGCTGATAATTTGTCCCATCATAAATCACCGTGACAATTTTCCCCACAATTAGGTCGCCGGCAGTCACGTCCTCGGAGACGTTCTTCTTGATAGCCACGGCGGTCATCCCATTGACAGCCAAGGTGGCGGCGCCGGTATTGGTGGCGGCCACCTTGAAATGGATAGGCATGCCCACCACGTGGGCCGTCAGCGCGGGAGTCAGTGCAATCGCACAGGCATCTGCGGAGCCGGTATCGGCCGCATAGTCGATCGCGCCGTCCCCGTCCTGGTCCAGCCCCCGGTGCCGATGGTTGTTTATGGCATTGAGCAAAGCCGCTGTGACGACAGATCCCACCACACCGGTGGACGGATCGCCGTCGATAAAGTTCGTTTTGGCCATAATGCCTCCTAATCGTAATTGAAAATGACATAGGTATGGGCTGGTTTGAGCTCTGTGAAGAGGGATTCCAGCACCGTATCAGCCACCCACCAGGTCAGCCGCTCGCCTGCCGCCGACAGCCCCGCCCTGAAGGAATAAACCGCCTGCCCTGAGACGTTAACCCGCCAGATCCATCGGACCCCCTCGATGTAGAGCGAGTCGCCACAGCGATTCCATCCGCACATGAAGGGCAGCAGCTCATCGATGGTGATCGTCCAGCCGTAAACCGCCGCCAGGGCGATGAAATAGGCCCGGCTGAGCCCGCCCCGCGCCCGCATCTTCTGGATGACGGCATCCCGCCTTGCCTGCAGCGGATCGTCCGAGGAGGGGGTGAGCTTATAGACCCGCTCCCAGGAAGCCAACAGCATTGAGGACCTGTCTGGGAATGCCTCTAGGAGCAGATTATCCGCCGAGTCCTGGGCGGCATCGAGGAGCTTGCCCTCAAGGGCCAAATCGTCAGCCAGCGTCCCATCCGGATCGACCGGGAGGGGGAAAAGCAGCTCCAATGCATCTGAATGGTTCATAAACCCCACCTATTCGACCGTGATCGTCCCGGGACGGATCATTTCATAGCCCGTGGGCGTCACGTCTTCAGCCGGCTCGCTGACGACGGCATCCGTCGCCCCTTCCTGAATGGCAATCGCTACCTGGCGACTCCTGTAAAGGACCTGTCTCGGGATGAATGTATTCATATAAGCGGCGATCTCTGCAGAGATGGCTGCCTTATCGACGCCGGATCCGGAAACCGTCATGGAAACGTCCTTAACTAGGGGATCCGGAGGAAGGATCCGGACGATCGATGCCGTGACGGGGCGCATCGAATCGATGTATTCTTTGACCTGGATGGTCAAGGACTTGAGGGTATAGGACGCACCGCCTACAGGGAAGATATCCTCGGAAAGGCTCAACTGCGTCCCGCTGTCAACCGCTATGACGGTCGCCATCGCCGCCGTATCGTCGTTGACCGCAATGTCACCGATCCGGGCTTGGTTTTCACCGGTAAAATCACCATCGGTATCAACAAGCTTCCCCTCGGAAACGGCCGTCGTGATGCCTGCGCGGGCATGCGACGAGGGGATCTCGCTTCCCGTGCTCTCGTCCGCCAGGATGACCACGTCCACCGTATTCAGACCCTGCGCCATGGGGAAACACCAGGCTTTTGCCACATAATCGACCGCCAAAGCCCACTGTTCGTAATCATTCTTATTGCCGCCCGCCGGAGGCTTCCGGATATTGTTAAGAAGTCTAGCCAGGAGTTCCGCATCGGTTTCCCCGACCGTCCTTGTCAAATCCTTTACCCAGGCATGATGCTCCAGTTGAGCGGTATCTGAGGTATCGGGGAAGATTTGGCGGGAAATCCAATCCTGGTATTTGTAAAGCCCCCAAAGGGCCGAGGCTGTGCAGGCGGATCGAATGAAGATCAGGCTTCCCTGGGACGTATCCGCCCCGGGAAACTGGTTCCGCCAATCGGTCAGGATCGAATCGAGCAACTCATCAAAGCTCTTTTGAAAGTCAGGCACTAGACCACCTCCACGAACCTGGTGAATGAAACGACGTCGCCGTCTGCCTTGGTCGCCTCGATGACGATCTTGAGCCGTTCAAGAACCTGGGACTTGTCCCGCTCGGTAAAATACTCGAACTTCGAGACCCGCCCCGTTTCGATCAGCCAGGCCAGAGCTTCCTTGCAGTACTCGATTGCCAGCGCTTCGGTGCGGGGCGTGTTCTTTTCCCGCTGGAGCAAATGGAGCCGGGACCCGAAGTCCGGATTCTGGAAAAAGGCCCCGCGCTTGACCATGAGGCTCAGGTAGACGTTATTGGCCAGGTTGCCCCCCGTGGCCTGCTCAAAGGTCATATCGGCGATCCCAGCCTGGTTGTCGATTGTCAGCGAAAAATCCACCTCAACCCGCCTTTGTGATCGTCGTGGCCACGTCCCCGACAGTGAGGCTTTGATCCGGGACCGGGCTGCCGTTGTGCGTGTGGCCGGTCAGCCAGGCGACCAGTCGTTCATCGATGATGGCGCGCATGGTGCCCTCGCTACCGCCCATTTGTATCGCAGAGGCATTGACCGTGACAGCAGGGCTGGTCACTTCACAAGCGGTTGAGGCGGTGACCTTGGCCTCTTTCGTGGTCAGAGTGACCTCGTTCCCGCCGACGATTTCAATCTTCCTGCCCCGCTTCAGGTGGACCTTGTCGCCTTCGTCGGTATAGATGGCCACCTCGCCGGCCTCCAAAGAAATCCGGTAGCGGCGGTCGTCCGAGGCGATCATGACCAGGTGGTTGCCCTCGCGGATGACGATCGCCTCGGCGCCTGCCAGAGGCCGGGACGTGAAACCATAGTGCTGGAAGTACTCCCGATCGGCGATCGTCTCTCCTGATCGTCCAGAGGCGGTGAAGCGCTTGATCGCGCCCTCGATTACCATTTGAATTATTCCCCGGATCATCCTATATTTCCCCTATGCGCTACCTGATTTGTCTTGCCGTCATTCTCTCTGTCGCCATTGGCCAGGCCTGGGCAGGCCCCTATCCGCCCCGGAGCCACGAGCTTCCCGGAGAACCCGGCCCGTGCTACGAACGGGGGCTCAATTTCAGGACTGTTCCGCACGACCGTCCCTCTTCCCTCACCCTGGAAGCCCGCCGCGTGAAGAGGACCAAGGACAGGACCATGTCCTATGATCTCGGCAGGGAGGTGATCGTGATCAAGGCGGACAGCTTCGGCTCCCGCCGCTTTCTGACCGACGTCGAGAACGGCCGATGCTCCGCCCGGGAGACTGTCCTGCTCCAGCCCGAGCGAAAAAGCCCTTTCAATACGCGTTTTACTGCCGTCAATCTTCCTGCTGCTGGTCATTGAACCATCCCCGGAAGGCCAAGTTTCAGCGTCGTGATCACGCCTTGCTCCTTTGAGAGCTCGAACGTTCGCCCGTAGATCAGGTAATCCCCATCCAGCCCAAGAACCTCGTCCGTCACCCGGCACATCTCGTTGATCCGCCAGTTGATGCCTCCCTGGCTATGGCCAGGCACCTTGTATTCCAAGCGAAACCCCTCATATTTCATCCGTTCCATGAGCATCTGCGCATGCAATTTCGGACTCCTGGAGTCGTTCTGGTCCGTGGCCACGTAAGGTTTGTAGAAGGGAAATGTAGAATCAGTCACCACGGCCTTGGTACTGACGCTGGCCGCATCGATGATGTCTAAGCCTTGCTGTTGGCCGACCATGGTAATCTTCGAGTATCGCTTCGAGACGTCATCCATGAGGGTCCCTTCCAGGACATTATTTCCCCGGGGATTTGTCTTTCTCATGACCAGTCGGTAAGGGGGCTCGCCTCCATCCTTGGGCTTTCCGAAAACGAAGGTGCCGTCCGGAAGTGAGAAGAACATCATCCCGCGGCTCATGGCGTAGGTTCTCAAAACCTCGAAGATCGTCTGTCCGGGCTCGATCTTGGCAAAGCTCTGTGCCACGTCAAACGCTGCAATGGCAGCATTCCTTCCTTTTTTCTTTTTCAGATTCCCCCGAATGTTGTCCTGATAGACGACATCCTTCCGTTGGATATATGGGACTTTCCGGATCAATCTCTCCGCCAGGGCCTTGACCGTCATGCCTTGGACATCGATGAACTCCTCACAGTAGGAATCGACCAGCAGTCCTGTCAGATCCCGGCCCTCGACCTTCAGGGACCTCGATGCCTTGGTGTAGCTCTTCTGAACCCGGTCGATGATCCCCGTCACCTCTAGGATGCCGTTGACGTGGAGCTCGCATCGCTGTCCTGCCGCCGGCGTCAATTCAGGATTGGCCAGTTCCAGTGAGAAGGCGTCGTCGGCCGTGTATATGTCGGCCTCGATCGTATAGCGGAGGAAGTTTTGTATCCGCTGGCCGCCTATCTGAAGGAGGATGCTATCGGACATAGACATTGACCTCCCCGGTCACGAAGTTCGGCCGGCGGATCTGGTTGATGCCCATGAGCAACTCCGCATCCTGATAGGATAGACCGTATCTCAGGCAGACAAGGTGCAAGGGAAGGGCATTGTCAATGCATACCTGCATGATCGCTGGAAGCTCCTTCTTGATCTCGACGACATGGTCCGTCAGGATCGCCGCCAGGCTCTTGATGCTCTGCATGGTTCTGTCGAGTTCAACTGCCTCCTGCAGGGACTCCCGTGCGATCGCCAGAGCCGCCTCGATCTCGGGGACGGTCCGGATGGCCTCCATCGGTGCGAGCGATTTTTGCAGGCGGCCAAGAGGGCTGAATGTCCTTACCGATGCTGCCCGCCGTTGCGCCTGGCTTGCCACCTGGTCAGCCTTTAGAGCGTTACCAAGTTCGACGGCGGCTCGCTGTGCCTTGGCAATCTTGGTGTACTTCCCGAAGAGCCCGAACGCGTCTTCCAGTTCCCCGATTCCGGAGAGAAAGCTGTCGAGAAACCGAGTTGGCGCTGTGATCAGGCTGCCGTATAAAATGGCATAACGCTCGACGGTTCCCGCCAGCGACCCGATCACGATGCCCGGAAGGTTGGTCGCATAGTTGATCGTGGAAACGAGCGAGTTTGCGGGAGCCGTAATCTCGTTCAGGGTTGCTTTGAGACTCCGGACATAACTGTCCGCCTGTTTGACATATTCCCTGGCATCTGCGCTGAGATCATTGAACTGCTCCAGGAAGGGTAGATCCGGATCCAGTGTTTCCTGGAGTATCGGCCCCGCATCGGCGCCCAGTTCCTCAGAGATGTCCTCCGAAAGGGACTCGGTCAATTCGTCCTGTCCCTCCTGGAAGGCTTCCTCCGTTTCGCCGTCAACGGAGGGCCGCTGCTGGACCTCCAGGGTCCCCCGTAACTGCTCCACGAAGGTCAGATCGATCTCAGCCGTTTCCTCCCGCTCATCATGCCTGACGACTACTGCCTCGATCTGTCCCTTGAGGAGACCGTACATCGGATGGGTCAATTCATAGTCCCCTCCAGTGTTCTCCAGGTGGTTCAATAGGGTCTTGTGGCTCTCGTAGGACTCGTTCAGGAAGTAGCAGCGAATCCTGGCGACGCGGGCCTTTTGCCCCATGTCCTCCAATAGAGCCCCGTCACGGTAAGGGAATTCATACCTGGCGATCGCTTTTTCAAAGGAGTCCTCTATCGTCTCACACTCGAAAGGGATCCCATCGATCGATGCACCGAAGCGGCCAGCCATTAGAACCTCCCCCGCTTCAGGTCGATCTTGGTGTTCATGTCGTTGGTCGTTGCCACGATCCTTCGGCTTTCGTCCACATTGAGCTCGATGCTGATTGCATTGTGGTTTTCTATGGCCCGCTTCGATTCCTCACTTCCGAATGCGGCTGCAATGCGGTTGAGGACCTCCCCTATCTTGTCCCCCACAGCCGTGCCATCGATCAGATACTTGTTGACCAGTGTCCCAGCCCCGTAGCCTGCGGCTCCAGCCATCGAGAGCTGCGAAACCGGTGACATTGCGAACATGGCCAGATATTTCCCGCTTGCCTTTGCGGCTGCGCCGAGCTTGCGCAGCAGCGACCCGCCCGCTGCCCCTGCCGCCGTCTCGGCCGCAGTCCCGGCGGCCCCTGCCGTAGCGGTCCCCGCCGCCGCACCAATGCCGGTTCCTGTCGCCGTTATAGGCCCTCCCCCGGCAGGCCAGTTGGTTACAAAGACTGGCGTGACGCCTGTCGTCTTCTCCACCAATTTCCCCGTTGCAATCCCTGCTGCCGTTCCTCCCAAGCCGGAGAAAATGCCCTTGATACCGCCAACGCCCTTGAGGACCCTTCTTCCGTAATAGAGGGCAGCAGCGCCCAGCCCGGCCGTGACGAGTCCGCCCGTAACCAGCCCACCAAGGGAAATGCCGGATACTGCCTTCCCAAGAGTCTCGCTTTTCTGCGAGGCCCGGCCGAGTGCGTACATGAACTCATTCGTTTTCTTGACAAGGTAGGTCAGAGGCGCAAGGGCTGGCTCATACAGGCTGGCCAGGGTGGATCGCCCGGTTCCCTTCAGCGACATCCATTGTGCATTGAACCCCTCCATCTTGATTCTTAGTTTTTCCGAGAGGGGTAAACTGTCTTTCATGGCGTCCTCGATCTGCCGGAAGCTTGCCTCTCCGTCATCCATCAGTGCCAGGGCCACCGGGGCGCCCCTCATGTCGAACATCTGAGTCAATACGTTGAGCTTTTCGGCCTCACCGAGCGACTTGAGGCGGGTCCGGAGAGTGCCGATGATCTTCTCAAGGGGGAGCAGGTTGCCGGCGGCATCTCGAAACACCTTGTACTTCGCGGCGGCGTTGAAGAACTGCCTTAGCCCGGTGCCGGCCATCGAGGCCTCGATGCCCCGCTGGGCCAAAACTGCAGAAAGGACGAGCATCTCATGGGTAGAGCGCCCCAATTGTGCCATGGCAGGTGCCGCATATTTGGCTGTCTCGGCGATTTCTTCTGCCCCCACGGTGGATGCCGAGGAGGCACGAGATATTTCGTCCGCGAGATTCATGAAGTCCCCGGCCTGGAGCTTGAAGGGCGTGGCGATGCCGATCAGCTTTTTCCCCATTGCTGCCGGGTCGATCCCCTCGTAAGTCCCCAGGGCCGATGATGCGGCGGCCGCACCCTGCTCGCCGATGACCTGCTCTACCTTGGCGCCCGCCTTCAGCAGTTCCTTTTCAAGTGCCACGACCTGGCTCTGATCAAAAGGAGTCCATGCCTGAACCTCGAAGGCCGTGCTTTTTACCTTTTTGAGTTGGCCCTCCAGTTCCTTGGCCTCTTTGACTTGCCCTGCGAGTTCCGCCCTGGTCCCGAGCATTTCGGCCTGGAGAGAACCTGCTGCAGCGACTGCAGGCTTGAGGCCCTTATACATTTCCCGAGTGGCAATGCCGGACACGGCTGCATATTTCGCGCTCCTGGACATGCGGTCGAAAGAGAGCTGGACCTCCTTATTGCCCCTGGCCAGGGACGCCATCCGATCCCGGATCTTATCGACTCCTTTACTTAGGAGGTCGATAATGCTATATTGAATGGCAACAGAGGTTACGCCCATGATGTTCTACTCGCTGATTGGAGCCCTGCTTTTTATTGCCGTCGCTTTTGGGTCGTATCGGATCGTTTCCCGACTGATTGAGTTTGTCCTCTACGGCGCACGCGATAGGTCTTTGTCTTAGTCCGTCCCTGTGGGCTTCTGAGATCCGCCCAGGCCTCAAGCCATTCCAGGGCCTCCTCCTCCGGCATCCGCTGTGCGATCTTCCATGGGATCTTCAGGTTCAACAGGGCCAGGATCCGCTGCTTTCTGCACTTCTCCGCGAAACCTGGCGAGCTCTTCGCTCAACCGTCCTTCCGCCGCCATGATCTCCGCCAGGTCATCGTCATAGAGATTCAGCATGAAATCGAGATTCTGAACCTCCATAGGCACTCCCTCGATGGTGAGGCGACGGCCGAGAAGGCATAGCCCCATGTATTCGTCGTCTGCGGCTGCTTTGTCCGCGTCCGGCGAGCGCCGCACAGCCAGGGAGTCCTTCACCTGTAATGGTCTGAGGGTGAAATTTCGGCAGCGCTCGCCGGCGTGCATTACTCCTATAGGCAATGTTCCCACTTCGCTGATCACGATGGTCCCCCCTTGTTATTCCGGCCTATAGTCTGTGGCGCCGAATTCGATCGTCCTGACCACATCGTTCTCGCCGTCAACCTTGGACTCTCCGATCTTGAGGGTGCGCACGCCGGTATATAATTTGCGCTTGCCGTTCAGATATTCGATCACCAGGGTCCCGTCCTTCACTTCCTCGAAATCAAATTCGGAGGCGTCCTCCGGCACGACGTAATCGACCGACACCCCATAGCGCGGCGTGACGGCGGCATGCCCGGTCTTGTTCATGAGGTTCACTTGCCTGGCCATCTCGACCTCTTTTTCGGTCACTGCCTTGAAATCATCAATGGCCTGGCCATTGATCTCCAGGTAGCAGCGGTTCACATATTCAGCCATAGTCGTCTCCTTGATCTTGATAGCTTAGAGTAAAAGGTCGATTCTTCCGGCAAAGACATGCAGGCCGTTCACGACATCCGTCGGGATCTTGGCATTGAGCCGGTTCGGATCCTGCTCGTCCCGCTCCACGATCAGGCCGTCCTTGTTGGCCTCCACTTCCTCGACGATCTCCAGGTCCTGGAGCTTCAGGAGCACGTCGAGGAGTTCGCTTTTGACCTTCGGCGGCGTCTTCGAGGAGAGCTTTTCCCTGGGGAATCGGAGCGCCACCCGCTCACGGCAGGCCTTCCGGACATAGTCCAGGGTCCTGATCGTCGTGATGTCCAGGAGCGAGATGTCGGGGATCCCCTGGGCGTCCTCGATGTAGGTGCTGATCGCACGGACGATCTGCACGGCCTCCCCAGGGCCGATCTCCAGGGGCGTGACTCCGTTGTAGAGCAGGCTTTCCTGTTCGGTACGGCTCAAGCGGTCGTTAATATTGGCCGCGGCGATGCCCTTGAGCTCCAGAGTGTTGAGCGGTCGGGCCGGATCCTCTTCGTAGGCCATGATGGCGGCCATTGCTGCAGCGATCTCGTAGGGCATGCTCTTGCGCTTGGTGGCCGAGGTATACCGATGATAGGCGCACAGGATCCTGCCGTGGTTGACCTGGCCGGAGAGCGTGGTAGCCGTGGCAAGGGCACCGTTCATCCCATAGACGCCGATCCCTGGACGCTGCTCCATCGCACCGGAAACCAGGTCAAGATGATCGGCCAGGGTGCCCAGGTCCGTCTGAGTGTTGAAAGGTGTCACGATGATCTCGTATTGATCCGCAAAAACTGCGGTCAGCGCGTCTTGGAGGGTCGGGTTGGTTGCTCCGTTGGCCATGCCAACGATCGCCACGGTGATCCCGGCCGCGTTTGTCAACTCGTAGCCCAGGCCGATGTCGTTCCCGCAGGGGCCGTCGTTTTTAGCCGTCAGGGTCAGGATATGCTCGCTGCCCGCCCCTCCCACGGCGGCTGTCACCGGGAGGTCGGGATGGAGATCCATCTCCGCCTTCAGGGCCGCTGCTACCTCGGCTGCCGTGTCCGCCACTGCGATCGCAATCTCCACCTTGGCATTGGCGACGTAGAGCGTCAGCACGCCCGTCGCTGTCGCCGGCCCGGTCAAGGTGACAGTGCCGGAGGCCGCAACGCCGGCCGCCGCATCGTCGAGGGCGACAACCGTCAGGTCCAAATAAGGGTTCGCCGTGATCGCGGCTCGGGACATGAGATGGCAAATGGACCCGGAGCCGAAATAGGTGGCAGCTTCCTGGTCGGAAAAGACCTTCGTCGGAACCTTCTCGGCGATCGTGCCGGCCGTCAGCCTCTGCCCGAGGATCAGCATCCGCTGTTTGTTGTTGGGCAGCGTCCGGACGGCGAGGGCCGTGTTGAACTCGAAATACTTCCCCGGCTTTCGGATCGATGCCGGGATGGTAGCGAATGAAATATTTTTACTGGCCATTTGTAGTTACCTCCTTCTTCCCCGTCCGTGTGGCGATCACCAGGGAGCCGTCGGCGACCATCCGTCTATAGAACGCGGTGTCGGGAACATCGACGGCTTCCGACTCGGTGATATAGGTCCTTGGTTTCCCTTCCTTCGGGCACTTCATGCCCGGTGCCGCCTGTACCTTCATATGACCTCCTTACTGATCACTGAGTGTGACTTCGTCAGCCGCGTCGGCCATCTCATCTCCCGGTTTGAGGTAATACTGGATCCCGATGGTTTCCAGATCCGTCTCGCCCTCCTCCGGCAACTGTTCCACGATCTCGGCCACCTCCGGCAGCTTGATCTCTGCCACGTGGCATAGAACGGACCCGAATAGGCGCGTCTCGATCTTCCCCTCCGGCAATTGATCCCCCTGCGTGCCGGCGAGCCTCTGGCGTGTAAAATCGAGCACGATCCGGTCCACGAAGGCATTCACTGCCTTCTCGGTGGCCGCGTCGTCGTCAAGGCCGTAGTAGCCGCGGATCATGTACCGATGGATCAGCTTCCACTTGGCCATCGTGGCTTTCTGCATCCGGAACTCCGTCCGCATGATCTCCCAGCCGAAGATCTTCTTCGTGGCCGGATCCTGGAAGAGCGAAAGAAAATCCCTTGTGTTTGCCGTCCAGCGTTCGTAATCGTGCACCCGGCCGATGGCCGTCCCCATGGCAGTCAAACGCGTTTTGATAGCCGCTCGCATCGTCGCATCGCTCATCTGCTCAACCCCTTAGCAATCGCTACCCCGTAACGCTGAAAGATCCTCTCGATGTCGGGCCAGTCTTCATCCAGCGTCTTCTCGAACATGTGTGCGCCCTCGGTGCCCTTTTTCGCTATCTTCCATCGCACGGCCGGCTCGATCTTTTCGGCGGTTTCAGCGGAGACCCCCATCTTTACCTCGATCCAGCGCAGCAGGACACCCTGCGGCGGCCGACCTCTTCCCGGGCGACGGCCCTTTTCAACGACGAGGCCATAAAGGCTCGGTGTCCCTACGATACCGATGACGCCGGTGCTTGGCTTGCGCACCTCCGGCTGGATCGAATCAGCCAGGCCCGCATTCTCCTCGCCCATTACCCCTTCGGGAGTCCGCTCTTTGACCTTGACGCTGGTAAATTGCGTGGCCTCGTGCATGGCCGCCACTTGCTGCTTTCGTACCGTTTCCGACGGCCGGCCGGTAAAGAGGGTGCCCTTCCAGATGAGCTTGCTCGATATCCTCATACTGCCCTCAATGGGTAAGCCGCACCCGGTCAGTCTCCGGAGCGGAGGCCTTCACCGACGCGGCAGGAAACCCGCCGTCCGCGTCGATTCCAAGGTGATCCAGATAGAGCTGCCTGAGCCGTTTCCCCCGGGCCGCAAACTCTCCGCTTTTGGTCCTGTAATTCACCACGTCGGCGGCAATGGTAGGATCGCTCGTTTGGGCGAACAGATTCGCCAGGGTCTCGCAGCAGAAGGAAGCCGCGAGGCAGCCTACGGCGTCAAGATCTCCGGAGACGATGTCCGCCTCGACCCTGGGGACCGTGATCGTTACTCTGACAGGGGACCCGATTGAGGGCACCTCGCGCAGCAACCGCAGGACCGGACCGTCCGGGCCTCGGTAGATCCGCCAGTCACGCTCCGGCAAATATGCCTCCGGAACCAGACCCACCGGGTATTCCACAGAACTGACCCGGCTGAACCCTTCCACCCATCCGTCGGGAAGGTCAACGTCGTGGGTCCCGGCGCCGTTCACGTCGTCCACCAACTCGCCGGGCCTGTCCTTGGAGTACTTGGCCAGGGCAGCGGCGACGGCAGGCGAGTAGTCGTCGTCATCCGTCAGCCGCCCGGAATCATCCTTCACTTTGCTCTTGACCAGGTCGATCAGGCTCAACTTTTCCTCCCCTTACGTCTGGATCGCCGTCCTGGAGACTTCGTACCAATGGCTACCATCAGAAATGAACCTGATCACATAGAACCGGCTGGCGGTATTCGCGCAGGTCAGTATGCCGGTTGAAGAGACGAGCGTGGCATGAAAGGTCACGACTTCATCTCCCGTTGTTCCGGCACCCGTGGCAATCACGATGGTGATCTCGTCTCCCGCCGTCCCGGCTCCCGAGAAGGTAATCGTCGTATCCTCGTTGTCGTTGATCGCCAGCGTATAGAGATTCGACAACCCCACGGTGAGCGTGACCGCCCCGCCTGGCGTGAGGACGCCTGCCGCCGAGGCGAGTTGAACCTGCCCGGCCCTGTTGGGGATCGTGATCGTCCGGTCGGCCGTTGGATCGGTCACGGAGATTGTCGTCTCATAGGCGTCTGCTGTCGCCCCCTCAAAAATCAAGGGAGTAGCCCCGGTCAAGACACCCAGGACGGAAAGGGCGGAGGTATCCAGGTACTCCTGAAAACTGAACAGGTACTCGGTGGCGGATACGGCAAAGCCGATCTTTTGGGCATAGGCGGGAGCGCTTTGGGTGACCGCCCCGGCCATTGTGGAAAGATAGGCGTTCTGTCCCTCGGAGAGCGAAGCCCAGCCGCGCAGAATACCGTGCGTGATGATCTCCACGGGATCCCCTGCCGCTGCAGCCCCCAGGCCGATAATTCCCACCGCAGGACGCAGGGCGACCGCATCGGCATCTGCCTTATAGGCCAATCCGTCGGCATCCTTGATGCAGACCACGTCGCCGGTTGCAAGAGCCTCGCCGGCCACGGCACCGAAACCAAAGAGCTTCTGTTTGACGCTGTAGGCAGAGGCATCCGCACCTACCGCGACGAAGAGTGTGATGGCAACCAGCACACTAAAAAACGTTTTAAATCCAATGCATCTTTTCATCGGTATACTCCTTTTCCATCTGCTGTAATGGCGGCCGCCATTCAGGGCGGCCGCCGATCAATCTCCCGGCTGCCGGCTCTGCTCTATGCCACGACCGCCTTGTACGACCCGCGATAGTCCGGGGCCTCGCACTCGTATTCGTGCCGGATCTTGTACTGCACCCGGTCATTGGAGAACATCTGGCCGTTGGTGGGCTGGTCGGCCACGAACATCTCCGGTTCCTGCTGGCCGTTCAGGAATGCCAGCTCCAGGATCTCGGCCTCGTTCGGGTCGGCGAACATCATCCAGTCCGAAGCATCGGTCATGAAGGGACACTCTACCAGGCCCTCGGCCTTGAAGTAGCCGAACATAGGGTTTCCATTGGCCGGGTCGTCCGAGGTGGGCTGGAATTCGTTGACCATCTTCACGATGCCGAAGAGCTCGGTCGGGAAGGCGACGGTCACCGGGCGCAACATCAGCCGCTCGCCCGAGCCGGGCTCGGTCTGCTGTGCCATCGCAGTCTTGGCCGCCAGGGCAGACGCAATGCCGTAAGCCGTGGAGCCCAGGTTGCCGTGGTCGGCATGGAAAATCGCCTTGCTGTCACCTTTGTAAGTGCCGTTGGCGATGAACTTGTTCCAGCAGCGCTTGGCCAGGGTGCGGCGGGCCGCCCGGGGAAGGCGGGAGATGATCTTAGTGACGGCGCGCATGTCGTCGTTGATGATCATGACTCGGGTGATTGTGATCACGCCTCCCTTCTGGCTGAGGGCATAATCAACCTTTTCGTCGGACAACTCGCCCAGGTCCGGATAGGGCTCCACCTGGGTGTTCACGGTTGGCAGATCTCCGTAG